TTCCATCAACCCCAGCTGTACTAGCCAAGGTCGATGCGATTTGAGCCAAAATCTGCTCGCGCTTGGTAGTCATTAGTTACACATCACAGAACCAGTAAAGCTCTCGCCATTGCTTAAGTTCGCTGCCTTTGCCCTTACATAAAGCAAAGGGGTATTGCTGTAGGAATGATAATCTACGCCTGAAGCAACATGAGAATGAGACTCAAGATCAAACCAATCGGTTCCGTTCAAAGAGCCCTGATGCACTACTGTTACGCTAGTTCCTACTATTTTATCAACAAAAGTAAAATGAATTGCGTTTACCTTTACGGCAGGAGTCTCTCCATCTTCTGTTAAGGCATCCCATTCATGGATATTTTTCTCGTTGTTGGAGTAGTAGCCAATGATTGCTGTCATGTTTATACCTTTTGAAGCATTAACTCGCAAAAAGCGCCGTCATCGATAAGCGCCGTATTCCTTACAGTGTAATTGATTCCATCTACTATTACAGCGTCTCCTGAGAGCAAACTTCCAAACTTCAGAGACTCGCAAATCAATTTATAGTCAGTGGTCAGAACCACCCCATTAGCAATAATCTCTGATGGCATGTCTAAAATCCCAACGCCGGTAGTGGCTCCGGCTGTCACCGAAACACCAAACTCGTCAGTATTCAAGAAAGCGTCCAGGTCTTCTGAAAATGCCATTAGAAAAAGCGCCTGACAAATGCCAGGCGCATATAAAGGTTTGAATCAGGCGTACTTCTTAGCGCCTACAGCATTGATGCTGTAAGTATGCGTAGAAGTGGAGGTAGTGGAAACTGCTTTGATGAAACGCTTAGCGTCACCACGAGGGAACACCAGGTACTGCTTAGAAGCAGAAGTGCTCACCTGAGCGAATGCAACAGCAGCAGAAGCCTGCTCGGTTCCATTCAGGTCAAAAACAGCCGTCACGTCGGTGTAGCTACCGCCTGAAGTGTCGCTGGACTGCAGCTTCACATCGAGAGTGGAAGTACCGCCATCTTCGACATCGAGAATAACAATGATGTCGCCTTCGTACTCAACGAGGTCAACAGCAGTGCCATCAAGATCAGCAGTGCGAGCAGCAGTAGGGGCCAGGGCGAAGTGTGAAAGCTTCTCCAGGCCGGTGGAAAGAATAGCCATCAGTCTTTGGAAGTAGAGGAACTTGTTCGCCCGCGACGAAGCACAGGCTTAGGAGTGCAAACTGCCGGTGCCTCGACCGGCTTGGTTTCGATCTTTTCCTCTGGCTTAGGGGCAGGCTTAGGTGCGTAAGCAGCCTTGTTCATGCCAACCAGAAGATTTGCTGTTGCGTGCTCAAGCTCTACAAAGGAGCCAGCCTTAGCTGGCTCCCCGGAGATCATGACATCGCGCAGGATCTCAACTCTCATGGAATCAGGTGCCGAAGCAGAAGGAGGAAGGCTGCTTGATAGCCACATCAACATCTTGCATTGCAATGACGCGGACGGTGCCAGCAGTAGCGCCAGCATAAGGATCAACAGTCAGATCCAGGCCGGACCACATGCCCATCACCATCATGGAGAAGTCACCAAACAGTGCATCATTGTTCAAGAGCTGGTTGGAGATGATCACCGGATAACCGTTGATCTCATTGTCCATGAACACGAACTGAGCGGTGTCGTTAGCCTTCTCGGTTGACTTCAGTGCGCCGCGAGCAGATGCGTTGATGATGTAACGCATGTTCTCGACATCGGCGTTAGCAGCAGCAACATCGGTCTCCATTCCGATGTACTCCTCGAACGTGCCGAAGTTAGTGATGACCTGGGAGCCAATGCCGGTGGTATTGGTGAAGCCCAGAGGCTGATTGCTGGAGCCGGTGCCGTAGATAGCAGCGCGGTCGATTTCCAGTGCGATCACGCGAGCAAGGTCGTCGCGAATCATGCCCTCAACGTCGATGCTGGCCTGCAGCATCAAACGACGGCTGTAGTCAACATAAGCACCCACAGTCTTGGGGGTCATGTTTACTTGGTCGATTGAAGGCTGGCTTTCAACCGGAGCGGTGTTTTCCCCAACCCAGTACGCTGTGGAAGCGCCTGACTGTCTGGGGATGCTCACGTTGCCCTGCAGTCCGCTCAGCATGGTTACACCAGCTTGTGCGAATGCAAGACGGTTGCGCAGCAGTTCAATGAAGGAGCCAACGACCAGATCGTCTTCGACTAGATTGCCACCAGCGGTAGGGGTGCCCACCACTAGATCACGACGAAGAACTTCATTGGGAACAACGATGCCGTTAGAAGCACGCTCGTACTTCTCAGCAGCAGCCTTGCCTACTTCAATTTCAAACTCAGCGTCACGACGAGCCTGAGCATCGCCACGGTTGGCGAGATAGTTCAGAGCACGAACAAAACTGAATTCGCGGGTTTCCTTTTTGGAAAGGCCAACATCGTTGGCATCGATGCGATGTTCCACTGGTTGATTGCCGATTTTTTCGAGGAAAGCAGCACGGGCTTCATCAACCGACTTACCGCCGTCGATAAGTTCGCGTGCTAGTTCGGGGAGCTTATGACGCTCACCGATGGTGTTGATGGAAGCAATACGGTTGCGCTCGGCCTCAACGGCCTCGGACCGGATCACCTCCAGGTCTGGAGTGTTGTCCATGACGGGTTCAGTCACAGTGTTTGCAGGAGATGCGGGCGGGGCCGCTTGATCGTCGGAATCGGGTTCACTCAAAGAGCGCCCAATTCCGATTGTGTTGTCGGCTGGAATAACAGCCATGCTGACTTCGTAAGGACGCCAATTCGTCGCCACGTAGCCATCTTCGCGCTCCTCCATCTTATCGACGGAGTAGCCGAAAGAAACGCCGCGAAGGATTCCATCGCGAACGTCTTGTAGAACTTCTTGCGCAAATTTATTACGCGAGAAGCGAACCTTTGCGTAGCCTCTTTTTTTATTCTCATCGATCCACGCACGCTCGACAACGCCGATCATGCGATCTGGATCGTGATTGTAAAGAAGAGGAGCGCCATCGTTCAGCCGCTCAAGATTTGCAGCTCCTTTTTCGTGACTCAATACTTCGTTGCCAAAGTAACGAGCGACTGGAGACTCGGAGCTAAATGGAAACTCCATACTCCTTTCGTCTTCCATTCTGAAGCTTGTAGCCTCAAGCCTCTTAAAAGTCTTTCCTTTTAGGTCTCGGGAAAGACTCGAATCGTCTTTATCAAAGGCTGCATAATGCACCTCTAAAGAATCTTCCATTGAACGCAATGCTTCGATCTTTGTTAGTGTACTAAACCTGTGGCCTACAATCGTATCTGTTGCACTCCATCCATCATCACCTTCCCTATAAACACGAATTAATGCTGCAGGATTCTCTTCCGTAGCATTAACGGTAAAGCTTGAGTCTGGTACGTCAATTGAACCATCTCTAGAGATTCGAGTAATTCTTCCGCGAGCAGTGCCGCCGCTTGAATTCCAAGAAACAAAATCTCCAACATCAAGTTCACCAGGAGCAGCCCTATCTTCCAAGCTTTCCATAGTTCTATCCATTGATTCGACAAGTCTATCTGACCAACTTTTTCCTGCATCACCTCCCCATGCTGCCCAGGCAACACGCCCTGGTGAGGGATAGCCGCTTTCGCTTGGGCGGAATCCTTCTGCTTCTTTGTCTACTTCATGACGAGCGAACCATGCGCTCATTGCTACGATAGTTTCATCGCTTAACTCATCACCGCTAAGGATTTGCGTTGCGCGACGAGCAGCAACCTCGGTTCCGCCTTCGCGTCCTTCTTCTTTCCATGCGCGGTAACGAATAGCCTCCTCACGCATACCTTCGGTTGGCATTGCAGGCATTACTCAATAACCTCCTCGGTTGGTTCAATGATGTCGCGGTCAAGCTCAACATTAAGGTCTTCCGCTTGTTGTTGCTCTCTCGAAAGCTCGGTCAAGTTGTCGTAGAAGTCACCGCCAAGCTTCGCGACAATTTGTGATTTGGTCATGTAACCCGCTTGCTCCATCTCTCGATAAGCTTTTGCCTCTTTCAGCGGATCAACCCAATCCCAACCTCTAGCCATCCAGCGTGGATTGTCATAGCGCTCTGGCCTTGCATCAAAATCATCAAAAGGCAGCTCACCACTTAAAACAGCAAGATTCAGCCATTCGCGGAACACCCGCATATGGAAGTGCTCGATCATGTAAGACTGCACAACCTTCCAATGCTCTCGGTCCTCAAGAAGGCTCAGCCTGCTGCTGCTGTAATTCGTTTCAGAAAAATCCCGGCTTAGTGTTTCGTAACTGCAACCAAAGCCAGAAGCGAATCTGCGCACTTTATTGCGCACAAACATGTCAAACTGCTGATCAGGCGAATCGATATTCGGCACAGTTACATTCTGTCCAGGCTCTAAATATTTCCACATACCAGGCTCGAACTCAGAAATCCTGCGCTCACCATCAACGTCATCACCTTCAAGCTCTCCTTCAGGTGAAGTGACAAAACCCATTACTGATGCGCCAGCACGAGCGCGGATTACCGCTGCTTCTTCGTATCCCTGAAGCTGATGCGCGTCAGTCATCACCGGATGAAACCAAGGCACTCCTCTGTTCTGCTGAGGACGCTCAGGTATAAACAAATGTATTACATCATCTGCTGGCAGGAATACATGCCTACCAGGTACTTCCCTTGAATTTTGAAACCAGTAATCACCTGGATGTCTAGTCAGGAACGCATAACGGATCGGCCTACCCCACTTGTTAATCTCAACGCCCATCCTCCACTCATTTTCAACTTCAAGCGTTGGGCCTTGGTATTCCTCGTCTAAATAATCAGCTTCAAGCATCTCTAGAGCTAGAGGTACTCGACTTCCACCAAATGAACGCCTGATAATCCTGAACATTGCCTCGCCCGACTCTGGCAAGGCACCTACAGCAAGCCATTCCATCATGTGAAAGCTATGCCGACCAGCAACATCACAATGCTTTGAACGACACCATTCGCCCCACTTTTGCTCGATTAAACGATTGGCCTGATCATTCGGCCTGCGTGATCTAATTTGCTGAACTTGTGATTGAAGCTTGATACCAGAGCCGACAACATTGATCTGCGTGGTTCGTTTTGCCTGCTTTGCGTACGGATTATTCCGTACCATTTCGCGACTGCGATCACGCAGCTTGCGCAAACTTGTACGAATCTCCGCGTCAGCGCTTGACTGGGTCGTCATCCAGTCATTTGTTAGACGCGAAATCATCGCGCCTGCATAGCCACGGCGACGACTACGCGAATGCTCTTTCGGGATTGGCTGCAAACCCAGCCTTTTAAGCAGTCTCGTGCGCAAACCCATCAGCTTTGCTCGAATCGAACATAAAGATTACGTGGATCACCGAGACCAGAGGCAATAATTTTTGCCTTGTTCTCTTTGGCCACAATTGACTTTAACCTTGTCTCAAGCTGAAGCAACTCTGGAATATCGTATCGCTTTAGATTTCTATTTCCAATTCTGTACTCGGAAACAGCTCCTCCGCTTATTGCAGCGCGAAGGGCAGCCTGCACAGCTTCTAAATCCTTCTCGGCTTGTGTTCTCCCGTCGAATGCATCAGGAGTACCAGAAAACGCCAGTGATGGCTTGCACTCAATCTGGCCCCTGCTGTACTCAAGAGTAGACCCGTCGCTAATCGAAGTAGCAATAGCCTGGAAATACCAATCAGTGCTTGGCTCTAAACCAGTAGTAACAGCCGCAGATAACGTAGTTTTCCAGCCGCTATTAAATGCAACTCCTGTAGCGCTGACACCTTCGCCAGCAGTATTCAGCCGAAAGTAATAGGTGAGCGTATGAGTTGTGCTAGTAACTGAATCGCCAAATACATCAACAGTTTCGGCATCAGTCCACACCGCATCCACGCCGCTTGTTATGGACGGTGGGATTGACATAGAAACAAATATCGCCAGATATGCCGAAGTCTAGCTGCTACCACTGCTTTATGAAACTCCTTCCTCCACGAGCAGGAGGGGCTGTTTTTTGTGTCTTTCTTTCTTCTGGCGGCTTTTCAAGCTGATCCCATAAAGTCCTGCGATCTTTAATTTGATACAAGCGATTCAATGCAGCGTATGCGTAAACAAGCTCGTCAAGTGCTTCGTTTCTAGCGCTGCTCTTCTTTACCCATACCCTTTCTGGGAATCCATTCCTGAATCGCATCACCTGCTTTTCTGCAGTCAGCTCTTGAAAATAATCTTGACCAACTGTCGGGTAAAAATGTAAATAACCTGCGCCTGGGTCATTATGCTTAAGTCTTCCAAATAGTAATGACTTAACAGTGTCAGAGCCAACAGGGAACACTTGCGCTCCTTTCTTCAGTGTTTTGCCCTTTGCATTCAAGTCAACCTTGCTGCCCTTGCCAATTGGCGGCTTATTCTTTTGCGAGCTTCCCTTGATCGCAACTACACCTAGGTTTTGGCGCTCTCTCGCGTATTGATAGACCTCCATCGTGTGATGGCCTCCAGAGTCAATCGCCGTGATGATTGGCGTCAACTTTCGACCGCCGATGCTTTGATATGGATTCTGCAAAATCTCATCAAATTGCTTCCACACCTCCGGTCTGCTCGGGTCTCCGTAAATTTTGACTCGATCAATTAGCCATCCTTCTTCCTCGCGTCCCCAACCCCAAACACTCAAAGACAATCGATCATCCTGCACGTCGCAACCAATAGTCAACGCCAACGCTTCGCTGGGGACTTGACGATGCTGATACTCCTCAGATGCCGCACGCTCCAACAGCGAATCAGCGCCAACCTTCGACGCATACTCATCTTCCCAAGTTTCACCCAGCACTGTGTTGACAAAAGTCTTTAGCTGCTCTGCGTCATTCTTTGCGTCTAAGAATTCTTCTACTAAGTTGGGCCAGGTCGCATTTGGGCTGTAGCTATAGGCTGCCCAGATATGAAAAGACACATGCTTCCCATTGCCTGGTGCAGTAGGTCGCCACTCTCCGCGTTCGACCATCCATCGCTTCTTAGCTGCTGGAATCCAAACACCGCATCCCTCACAGGCATAGCTAGCAGTATCTGGGTCATTGTCCATCCACTTGATATTTGACCATTTCAAATACTGCATATGCCCACAATCTGGGCACGGCACGAAATAACGCCGCTGATCGCCTTGGTTGAACATGCGCTCAACACGACTAAAATCTTTGACGGTTGGGGTGCTGCCAGCAACGATCTTGCGGTTCCAGTAATATTCAGTCCTGCGAATGCCAAGCTTGATCTGGTCGCCTTCAGTTCCTGCAGATGGTGGGTAACCATCAACCTCATCGAATAGAACTACGCGCCTGCTAACACGCCGGAAGCCACGAGGACTGTTCGCACCAACAAGACTCAAGCTCCCACCGGGGAACTGCTTTTGCAAAATCGTATTAGCTCCATCCTTTGACTTTGCCTCGCTTACCAAGCCTCGCAAACAAGGTGTATCTCTAAGCATTGGCGCAATTTCTTCTTTTGAGTAACCCTGGGCATCCTCGATAGTCGGTTGAACTATCATAAGAGGGCATGGATCTTGATGAATATGATACGCTGCAACATGATTAAGTATTTTAGAGTATCCAACACGCGCAGACTTCATTACAGTTATCTGCTCTATCTTTGGGTCTGTTATTGCGTCCATTATACCTTTTTGATACGGCAAAGTATGCCATCTTCCACCTTCTGCGCTAGATTCTGAACTTAAATACGCATAATTATCTGCCCATTCGCTTAAAGTCATCTTCTTTGGCGGCTTAAACGCCATAAATGCAGCATTTCTGAGCTTTAGAGAGTTACTCATTAATCCTCTTCAGAGAGGTCTTCAAGCGCTTCACGCACAATATCATCCAAAACGCCAATTGCGTCTGTGTCTAAATCCGGTATCCGCTGTTTGGCTTTGGTCGGTATTCCCAACAGCTTAGTTCTTGCTCTAGTGATAATCTCAACCCATTCATGTTCGACCTCTTCAGCCTTTACAAGCAAACCCTCTTTTTGCTGACGCTCAAGCTCAAGCAGTTCAGCCTTTAAATGCTCTGTTCTGGCCCGAGACTCGTCATAGTCAGGTATGGCCTCACTTGTTTTGCTAATTCTCGGCTCGGATTTAACTGCCATTCTTTCCTCCCTGCTTCGGAGGGGCTTTTTAGCTGCTCCTTCGCCTGGAGGCTTTGGACCCATACCAATCCTGGTTTGCGTGTTCTTCGCCCATTCTTCGCGCATAGTTTTGCTATTTACTAATGGCTTTCCATCTTTTCCCGCTACAGTGGAAAGTCGGCCTGCTTTTACAGCTGCATATACAGCTTCCGGTGTAACGCCCATTGCTCGGGCTGCTTCTGAGCGTGTAATTAAAGCCATGTCTTAGCTACGGTTAAATAAGTATAGCGAGCGAATAATTCGTTGTAAAATGACCGATTTTGAAAATTCGGTCCTTGGAGTAACTATGCGTTTATGCGCATCGAAACAACTTTCTACGCAATTGCCTACACGAATGGTGGGCACCGAATAACCC